CATACTACTCGCCCCTGGACTCCTCTGTGCCGCAGCAGTTGGAGTCCTCACCATCTGGCTATTTTTAGCCACGATGTATAGATTCTGCAATCCAAAAGATGAAGACGCATTGGATGAAGAAGCTTGTCATGGGGCTTCTTTACAGCACCGAGCAATGGTGCTTAATTACCCAGTAAATGAGGTCGTTCCTCACCGTTTTGCCTTAAGGCAAGGGCTGGAAGTAGTTCATGAGGCACAAATAAATGGACTAAAACAACCAATCGACCAACGATTGCCGGAACAACGAACAATTTTAACAAACCCAAATATGAATGTAGGAATAGAAGGAATTGCACTCAATTACAGAAAGAAACAAGAAACAACGGGAGTGATTTATTACGATTTATTATACCAGGATGAAGTACCTTACGAGTTACAATATGATCAACGCATGGACGTTTCTTCAAATGGTAAGATTAAACACAATAACCCGAAATTGAGAAAGGTTTCAGAAATTTCCGTACAAAAAATATTAATTAAGAAAACTAGATGGGAGAAAATTAAAGATTTGTTTAGTTTCGCACCGACCATATATCAACGAAAGATAATACAGAGAGATATGCTCGTGAGTGTTACTTTATTGCAAAATGGAATGACGCTTAGAACTGTTGGTGAGAATACTAAACCCGATGTTGCACAAAAGAACATCGAAACATACATAAGCAATTGTACAACAATAAACGTACCTTCAGGGTTCGGATTGGATGGAGGAATGGATATACTTAACGACACCTCCAGACTAATGCAGCATATTCACATGTCGCGTTACGTCAAAACAAGGCTAACTGCCTTGGATTTTTAAAACAGGGGGCAGAGAAACGAATTTATCAGTATGGGTATAGAATAAGTGATTTTAATTACACTAACACAAATGATGCTGATGAATCGTATAAAATTATAAAAATACCCACAAATTTCAAGAACGACAGAAAACCAGTTAGAGTAAGTCTAGGGCCACATTACGAAGGCGCAGTAATGCCTGTCCCCGATCTAAACGATGCAGAATCGCAACAAATATCGTCGATCAAAAGAGTAGCAGCAAAAATGCCACCAATAAACGCGACCATTCTTAAAAGATTAACTAGATTTACGAAGAAGTTCTTAGATGAAAATTTCTCCGATAAATGTTTTTCTACAACTGAAAAGTTTGACTTCTATGAATGGATAGAAGGAACACCATACACACAAACACGAAAACAAGAATTAATTGAAACATACGAGAAGAGCAGACACAGGCTCCCCAAGAAGATAGTAAAAGCATTCACGAAGGATGAATCATATCCGGAGTACAAAGCTCATAGAGGAATTTATAGC